GTCTGGTCCTAACTTGCTCATATTGGCGGCATGAATGCGTCTGACTGCTTCGTCTAAATCCCAGCCAAAGGTGGCTGCGTAGCCGTAAGCTACATAAACTAAATCCGCTAATTCTGAGAGCATTGCTGCAGGGTGATTTCCAGCATCACTCTCGTCAGAGAACTCGCCAAATTCCTCTGCCACCAGCCGGTATCTGAGGTCTTCCAGTTCACGATTAAACTTCCAGTTTTCATCCAGTGGATGATCCATGATCATGGCAAATTGGCGAACCATTTCTAGTGGCGTTTTCAGTGGGATTGGATCAGCCACTTCGGCTACATCATCGATATCTTGCTGCGTGATCACTGGTCAGTCTCCAATTCGGAAATTAACCGGTCCAAGTACCAACGAGATTTATTTAAGTCCTGTATACCGCCTTTATACCGCCACCTGTGTTGGTATTTAGCAATGTTACCGCGCAGGTAGCCTATGTATTCTTCTTTGTTTAGGAAGTCTTGGATGTACTCAATACATTCAATAGTACCTTCGTTATAATGCGGTGGTTGATGTACCATATTTGGTACGTCGATTGCGGCTTGGTGCCATTCATTCTCTGACCACTTAGCCATCAATGCAGCTTCCTTTTGAAGGCCACTACATTCTCGCCGTCAGGGCCAAGGGCAATGTCTTTGATTTCTTTTAGGAGATCAGCATGTCGATCACTGGAAATATCGTCAGACAAGTCATCATCAATGTCCTGACCGGTTAGTTTGGCTAAGTGCCTTGCAACCATGCCGTCGAAGGCTAATTTGTCGATGCCTTCCCGCATGTTGATGATGATGCCATTCAACATGTCTAGATAAAACGACTTCTCCTCATCATCAAAATCGTCGGCAATGGAGTGACCTACTTTGAGGTCCAAACCACCATCTTCCTCATTTATAGTCATCAAAATGACCATCGAATTGTCTTCAAAATCTTCGATATCCATTATCGGCCTTTTTTGGTCAGTTTGAAAAATACTTGCGCGTCAATCACAGCCAATGGCTTCTGACGATCACCCTTGATTATTGCCAATGGAGTGGCACCTTTTGGGCAGTTGTCGGTGGCCTGTTCCATGATCTTGTAGATGGCAAAAGACTTGTTTGACTTGCACTCGACTGAGTACGGGAATAGGCGTCTGGCAGCGGGGGATAATTGTACATCCTCACCGCCAGCACCCATGCTGGTTGATCTGACATCGTCCGGCTCTAGCGTTGGAAACAAACCTAAAATTTGATCCCTGACATATTGCTGGAGACGCCGACCTTTGGCTTTGGCAGACGAGACTGCTATAGCCACTTTGGTTTCTCAAGCAGGGTGAAGTCACCCCATCCAGTTCCATAATCGTCTAACTGCTTGGCGTCTGCTATCCGGCGTAGGGTTGCCAGAACTTGCTCATGCGCCCAGTCCATTAATTCCGGACTTACAACGTGCTGGTGGGCAACGTATGGAGCCGTCTTTTCAATTGCTAGAAAGGAGAACTCTTCCACGTCGATCTGAGCCAACTTGCAGACGTACAAGTAGTAAGCAGCTTGGATTGGATACGCATACTTCCAGCACTCTTTTGAAAAGCCGTCAGGACTGCTGTCGATGGTAGATTTAACATCGTAGACAATCCCCTCGACCATGCAGTCAGGCCGAGCTTTGACAGAAATACCAGTACTGGGACACTCCGCAAAGATTGACACCTCGTTCTGCCGGTCTGGATGCTCAAGCACCTTCCGGAAGGCCGGATTAGCCATTGCCGACTTAGCCATCCCCTTGACCATGTACCACTCGCCTTCGGTCAGCAGCACCTGATCCGGACCTAAGTCCTGCTCCATCTCAATATAAGCCTTGGACCGTCTGGTCTTTGGACCTTTAATGGCTATCTCCCTATGAGGCTCTAACAGTATGCCATGTAATGCAGAGCCGATTAGGAGAGCGGGGCTACTGGTAAATTTCTGACCCTTCCAGTGAGCCAGAGACTTTTTCCAGACAGTCTTGACTGTGGTTGAGGAAATATCAGCAGTCGCGTGATAATCCTCATTGGTCATACCAACTATAACACCCACTTTTTAAAAGTCGTGTTCTAGAGTATTAACCTCTTCCATTATCCGGTCCTGTTCGACCTCGTCTGCTTTACGGGCAATCGCATCGAAGTATGATCGATCTATACGCTCATTCTCAGACTTAACCATAAGTGCGACTGCAGTCATACTGTCGTACAGTTTCTGGTCTAAAGTGATCTTATTCTGTAAATCAGGACTGAAGCGCATGATGTAGTATTTAGCACCCTTGTCGGTGGTCTGTTTATCAGCCGTTAGAGACAGCCGATAATTGAAGAACTTACCATCAGACGGGATGCGCTTTATTACATCATGGTAGAACGGGCCGTAGTTCTTGCGCTTGAGCGACAAGATCACCGGCTCATTTTCTATGGTACGTGTTTCTCCGGAAGCCGTCTTGCCGGTGTATGATACTAGACCACGTATCACACGATATCGATCACGGCCTTCGTACTCTTTCCGCTGCTCCGGAGTCATCTGAACCGACTGCTCATAGGTAGGCATCCCGCACATTGTGCCACCTAGTTGATCACGGGCTTCATCTCGTTTATTGATAATAAGTCTGGACTTGTTGACTAGCCTGCCATCGTCCCAGTGCATATACTGTACGTGATTTGATAGCGCATGGAGTACTACGCCGTCTTTGGCATACACACGTTCTTCATCTATATTTAAAAAGAATGCACCCAGTGGAATTTGGTTGCCGTCTTTGTCCTCGCCCTGAGAATTGATCTTTAAGGCCGGTATTCTAACCGATTTAGGCGCATCTGCAGCGCCAAGCATATCAGCCAATTCATCTGGCGACATGCCGCCCTCAACGGGAATTATATCAGACATTTTGTCTCCTTGATTTGAACTATCATTTTACCATAACTAAGTGGCGTTTGTCAACGACAGTTCTTCCTGATCAAGCCAGTTTTTTCCCATTGTTATTTCTACATCGAAAGGTACTACAGGTTTATATTCGTAGCGTGTCTGCATATCTATATCTATGCGGGTCATTGCTTCGACTAGTATGGATTTGACTTCTTCAGTCTCATCAGGATGTGTGTCTACGACGATTGAGTCATGCACAGTCAGGATCATTTTACTCCTCAGACCAGACTGTTTGAATAGTCGGAATGCTCTGATACATGCTAGTTGAACCATGTCAGCGGAGAAGCCTTGCACTGGGTAATTTAATATCTGCGTACCATTGCTAACACCGCCGTTGCTGCGTCTTACTACATTGGGCCAGTAGTACTGCCGCCCAGACGGCGTCTGCACTATTCCATTTTTTAGTACTCCGGTCTGCAGTTGCTTATGCCAAGCATGGATGCCCTCGTAGATTTCATAGAAACGACCAAAGTATGCTCTGACGTGTTCTGGAGAGCCATAACCTGTACCTCCAAAAAGGGGTAAAAATGTGTTTGGTTTCCCGACAGTTTGGCGTTCTTCCTTAGTGACTTCGGACGCAGGTTTTTGCAGAATAATACTCGCGCTCTGGGCGTGGATATCCTTGCCTTCTAGAATATCGGCTAGTCCTTGCGCGTCACGGCTGAGTTCCACACACGTCCTAAACTCTAGACCTGAGTAATCGCACTCGATAAGATTGCCATCATCAAACCTGCTGACAATAGCCCTGCGTACAGGGAAGCCTCTTTTGGGCCAGTTCTGAGCGTTTGGATTACTAGAAGACAGCCTACCAGTGCTAGCGATACATTGATTGAAATTTGCATGTAGTATTCCATTCTTGCGAGTTCCTCTTTTCAGTCCCGCGACGAAACTGTCCAGATAAACTGTGACAGCAGACAATCGGGATAGTTTTGTTAAAAATTCTACTGCCACTGCCTTATTCTTGCGAGTGGCTACCTCTATCAATTTCTGGATGGTTACCTTGTCAGTCTTGAAACCACCGGCAGCGGCGTAATCAGGACCAAAGGGTATCATCTTCAATCCAGCGGTCTGACCAGTAGGCTGGTAGATTGCCCCAACGCCATTGCAGGCTTGGCATTTAGTACGGTTCTTGTAAGGTTCTTCGGTTTGGATGCGGTACTTCTTGCCCAGTTTAATTTTAGTCTTGACCTTGAATTTCTGTATTGATCCGAAGCCATTGCAGACGTTGCAGCACACAGCATTTGTCCTCTCAGACACTTTTGTGGTGACCCTTACTGCGTCAGAGAACTGAGAATTTGACATCAAAGGTGGTCGTAGAGATTTACCAGCATCATTCGTTCCGATGTTGAACGTCTGCTTGTGCAGAGGCTTATCGACAACGATACGGGAGTATACTAATTCGGACATGTCATCACCGCTGTTCAGATTGAAAGGCTTATCGCCCATCACGCTCTCACCGATGCGAGTTAGGTCATTCACAAGCAGTGTTTTCTCCTGATGAAATTCGTGTTCAACAGTCTCAAGCGCGTCTAGGTCAATCGCACAGCCATTACGTTCCAGTTCGACCAAAACGATAAGCATGTCGTTCATTTGATCACGGGCAGTGATGAGAGATTTATTTTCTTGCGCGTCAAAGTCATCCATTTGCGCTAAGTACAATTCAGCGGTGGTTCTGACATCTGCTTCTGCGTATTCCAGCATAGTAGCCAGTGGCATCTCAGAGAAATCTACCCCGTCCCGAAACCAATGGTCGATCAAGTCTGATTTCTTCTGATTACGCAGACCTCGACGTTCTGCGCAAGCCTTCAAGGATAAAGGTTTGCGCTGGGCCTTCGCCAGAAGAAACTCGCCAATCATAGTGCAGTATACTATTTCTGGCACGTCAAAGCCTGCTTCTAACAGCCAAGACACATCGAATTTGGCGTTATGGCACACCAGCAATCTTGCCTTCTGGAGAGCCTCGCGGAGAGACTCTGTACTGTCCGATTGTGGTTGTTCTACATGATGGTAAACTGGACATTGGTAATCATCCACATCATCCCAGCCCAGCCAGCCGAAGGGTACCGCTACAATCTTATTGCGAGGATTATACGGACTATTATCTATGCGACCTTCTATTCGCTCAACAGTAGTTTCTGCATCTAAAACTAGGATATCATTCATTGGCAAAATCCCTGAGAATTTGCTTCTTGAGTTTATCTGCAGGTACGCCATCCTCTAGTTGCTCACATATGTAATCTACGAACTCATCGACGCTGCACTTGGCGTTGTGTGAGCAGACGGCGTCTATTTGTTCTACCGCCTTTGCAGATTTCCGAGCGGCGATTATATCTGGCATCGCGAACCGTTTAATAAAATCTTGTGGTGATTTGCAGCGGTAGTGTTTCCTCTGACCCCCATACACGCCCCAGCGTCCCGTTGTGGGATAGAAGGAATATCTGTGTTTACTTTCGGGGTGGTTTACCCAAATCATAGACGCACCCAGCTTGGGTAATATTTTAAAACCTGCCTCTGTGAATACTTCAATTGCTTCGACTAAAAGGGGGTCATTCTCACACAACATATCGATTTACCTCTCCCTGCAGATTGCAGACAATCGTGCCATGCCATCCGGATATTTTATTCTTCATCACTGTGATGTAACGGGTCGGATCATTGTCATCCTCTCCGCTTATAATTTTACCAATGCCAAGCATGATGTCGGATTCACTCGCCTTGCCGACCTTGGAGCCTTCCAGCATCGACATGGTCAGTCGGGTCTTACCCTCGGCGTCTGCAGACGCTTGGCTGTTACCGATGACGGCACAATTGTGGGTCTTGGCTAATTCTCGTAGGCGGTAGTACAATTCTCTCAACCGCTCATGTCCCGAATTAAACTTGCCTGCGATCTCTACTTTGTCAGCCATGTCGATCATCACAATGTCTGGCTTTTCTTTATTTAAGAAGCCATCCAGAGTTTGGATATCCCAGCCTTGTGCATCCACTAGAATTAGTCTGTCTCTAATACCTGCATATCTGGCTGCAGCGGCGGCAGGGTCTAAGGCAATCTCATCTCGGCTCATGCCAGTGTACGATCCGATTGCACGTAGTTTTGTGCGCTTGGAGACTTCCTCATTGCAGACGTATACTACCTTGGCACCTTGCTGACAGAAGCCTGCCGGAGCGGCACACAGACTAACAGCCAAGGCCGTTTTGCCTACGTTTGAGTACGCCGCAATAACGCCGAACTCGCCTCTTCCAATCCCGTAGACCTGTCGGCTCAACGTCTCTATGTTAAATTGAAATCGGTTATCGTTACTGGTTACAGCCAGCAATTCATAGATGTCATCCGTGCAGGCATCCGGAAAATCATCAGGCAGATATCCATCAGACACTTTGTCTAGGAGTGCCTTGAGCCTGTCCATTGCAGAGGCATCTCCTTCGGACATAAGTATTCCGTAGTTGGCTATGTCTAAGCCGACACTTTGACGCCACAGGCTGGCTATAACATCTGACGCAACTTCGGGATCAATGTCGGGGGCGTTGGCTATGGAATTTACTGTGTCTTCGACTTCAGCGGTCCAAGCAGCGGTAGACGAGGGATTTGCCGCCTTCCACTGCGCCATCAGATCAAGGGTGGTAATGTTCTTGGAAAATTTACTGTGGCTGGCGGCTATCGCGGTGTAGACTTCTTTCGCAGTGTCGTCGAAGAGGCTGGCTCGTAGCCTTGCCTGATTGTCTGAATAAAATTCATTATTCAAACAGCACTTAATTAATGATTGGTACATGTGTGGTCCTCATGTGGGTCTAAGGTGGCGTTTGTATCACACAGTTGGACATAAAAAAAGCCCCCTAAAAAGGAGGCTTTTTATTTAAGTAGAGGTATACTAAAGTATGTTAACTAGTCCGGAATTTCATCCGCGAGACTTCAGGTTTTCCGTCACCTCGACGCTCCTTCATCTCCATGTCTGTATATACGATGGCAGGGTTGCCCTCGGCTAACGCAGCGATTGCGTCTTTTACTTTTTGCTCTTGTGCAGCCGCTTCCGCGAAACCGCCGTCGATTTGAAAATCAACAATAATGATTGCTCTTGCTTTCATAGGGGGGGGGGTCTTTCCAATACAAAATTATAGTCTAGCCCGTCACTTAGGGCAGATTTAAAAGTTATTCCATGAGTAAATGTATTTGGCGGGGCTGTTGGCCCATTACCCCAGACAGTTGTTGCGCCCGATGCTGCTACAGAGGGAGTGCTAAGCGTGGCAGATGCTACCATTTTTTGCAGTGCCATATTAGCCTTTGAACCAGACCGCCTACCGCACAAAGTATAAAGCACGTTTTTCTTTTCCAAAGGGAAAGGTGATTGCTGTGTGATCATGCCCGTTCCTTATAGGCTGTTTAAAGTGTCGTTTATCTGCTGAGTACTAAGGTATTTAAGATCGGTTTTAGTGATCCGCACTGTAACACCTAGGTTCCTACGCGCTTCAATTATAGCCTTTACTGCTGCATCCTTGTCAAGCACCAAATGCACCTTGTTGTATTTTTTTATTAATTTTTTAATGCCATTTGTTAGGTGCGTACCCAAAAGAGCTATGCCAGTAAGGTTATCATCACGGCTTACTGAACAGGCACTAGCAACGTCCTCTACTAGTATCGCTACCGGACCACTACCTACGGGAATGCCATGCGGCAACTCTCCATAAGACATCCACTTAGGGCCACTGCCAAGCGCACGTCCAACCGCACCATGGCCGTGGCAGAAGAGTACTCGGTTCTCGGCTGGAGCGTATCTGATGCGCAGCAAGCCCCTCTCATGCGCCTCAAGGCTGTTTACTGAGGATAGGTAGTCTAGGGCTGGCTGGTGGTTGTCTACGGACGTTGTGAGGGCTGGTAGAGGTCTAATGTACTTGGCAGGAGCAGTAGAGGAGTTGGCTAGGTAGGCCTTAGTCGCTTGTAGATTACGTTTGCCAGAGTATATGCCTTTACCTTCGCAAGATGCTCTGAAGCAATTCCACCTGATTACGCCTTGTTCTTTTGATAGACTTAGTTTTTTTAATCCGTGGCAGAATGGACATTGGATTACTTTGCGGTCACCTTCTTTTAAGGGAATGTCTTGGATAATCTCTAGTTGCTCTAGATATAACATGAGTGGCCTATGTCTATAATAGTAGAGGGTTAGTTCCTGCCCCTCATGGGACAGGCGTCAGCCTATACATAAAATCTAAATAGTAAACCCCTAAAAACGCCACCTAGGTAACGGGTTCTCCACAACATAGTGGTGTAACCTATTGTTTTTAAATGTTAACCCAACACGCCGGAGGTCGCGGGTTCGAGCCCCGTCAACCGCGCCACTGAATCAGTAAGTCCTTGTTTATAAAGGCTAAGTACAAAAAAACGGACCCGTAAAAAGGTCCGTTTTTGTGTTTGTGGCTATCTGTGGCAAATGGTTTAAAAAACTTCACCTTTTTAACCGCCTGCTTATGGATACCGAATCACCATCAGGCAAATTCGATATCCTTGTGCTCCAGCCAGCGTTTCAATTTCCGTTCCGCTCGTTTCTGCATCTGAGCAGAGGAGAAATTATTCGGAAGCACTGAACTAAGTGCGTCTAACAGTAGTAGTGTTTCATCGTGCGTAAGTTTATCCATCAGCCATCTCCACTTCAATCAAAGCCTTGAGGTCTTCCGTTTTCCACGAAAACCCCTTTGCTTTCCACCCGTCATACGGTTCGCAGACATTTGTGTCCAAATAATAGGATTCGACCTCATCTGAGCCGTCATAATCGTGGCAATCGTCCTTTATGAACAGCCAGTTTTGTCCGGCTTTCTCCACAATGCAAAACGTCAGTTTCACGTCTTCATCTAATGGGTAGCCACGGTTGCCAAACCAATCGCGCACATCCTGTTCAGTCATTTCTTGGCTCCATCTTTAAGAGTGTTTCATCCCAGCATTCTGCTTTTGCACACTCTGATATAAAATCTGCACTTCGCAAGTCTTTCACCATGCCGCTGTCATCTGTCACGGTATATTCATCGCCATGCTGCATATGCAGATTAACACTCAGATGTGCGGTTTGTAACAGCCAACCGCCAATATCGTGATGGTATTTCCGCGCTTCGGCTAAATCAAAAAAGGTCTTAGTCATTAGTGTATTCCTCTTAGAGCGGCCCAACTTACTGGGTAGCGTTTTACCATTTCTACACTGATCTGCATAGCCAGTATTCTGGTCTCTTCTTGCGCGTCAGGAGCGCATCGCAGCCTGCACAAATCAGCGAAGGCATCAACGCTGCCACTGACCCACCATTTGGTCATCATGCTGAGAGGTAGCACAGAGCGCGCCTGCTCCTCGCAGATGCCTGATGCCAGTAGATTTCGGTATTCGATTAGACAACGGGCGTTATGCTTAGTGACGTTCTGGATAGCCGCATTGCCTTCTGCATCCTCAACCCGCCTTCCACTACCCTGCTTTTTGTTCTTAATAGCAGCACGATAATGCGGCGGGTAATAAAACTCCGGATCATCAGAAATATATCTTCTAGATACTTCGTTCACCCTTAAAAATTTACTCTTGTGCATCTGCCGAGCTACATAAATTGGAGCGTGACACAGAAAACTGGCAAAGGCATGTCCGAATGGACTGGTATGACGATTACTTGCCAGATAGTTTATCAGCCTCTTATCCCCGTCATTCAGTATTGGCAGCATAGGGCTACCCTCAACGCCAGAGGCACCCAGCGCCTCGCTTTCTCGGTTGTAGGACACTCTAGCCGCATTCACTGTGGTCATGTCGCTGCCCATGCAATCTAGCAGGGTTGCTGTTATACTAGTCATACTCCAGTTCCCATCCATAGTTTGAGTTCTGCTGTGGCGTGTCTAAGTTCTTTTTCGGCAGCGTCTAACTGTTTGGCAAATTGTTTAGCCTGCCGCTCGTACAGGTCTGCTTCACGTTTTAGTATGTCGTAGTTATGCCGCAATTTCTCGTTCTCCTTCTGGACCCGTTTCAACTTGGTCATCCATTCTCCATATTCCGTGTCAGTCATATTATCCTCTCGTAACCATGTCGGGCGCTAGGTGGCGTTTCATTGCTGTGTCTAGGCCACCATATATCACCCAATTGGAGAGACGCCAACTGCTTGTGTGGCAATTGATGACGTACACCTGCCACTTTGCCAATCTGACGATACTCCACTCTGTTATTATAGACAGCAAAGACCTTGTACTTTTCGATATGATCCTCCAGCGGCACTCGCATAGTTTTAGCCATCACAAGCCTCGCTTACTGTTGAGGTTGTTAAGCTGCGTTACAGTCCGTAGTTGGTAAATTTCCCGTAGCGTCTCAGGGCGTGTGTGTCCTGTTAACGACATGATCTCTGCCTCGGTGGCCCCACTGTTGGCCGCATTGGTCGCAGCGGTCCTACGAGCATCCATGACTTGGATATCATCTGGTAGACCCATCTCCCGCGCCAAGTACCGGAAACGTCTCCTAAGATTATCCGCTCTATACGGTTCATCAGTGTTAGGGTTACGAAGAATTGCATCAGTATGTGCAGCGGGTGGATGTAACTGTAGTCTAGCCGCAATCAATTGGGTGATGGGCATAACCATGTCTTTTTTGGTTTTACGTTGTCTAAACGACAGAAGTCCTTTGTCATCTAAATTAGACCATTTGAGTGTTCGCATATCTCCAACACGCTGGGCTAAGTGCATACAGAGAATTACGTGAGTGCCTACTGTAGACCAACTGTCCTTTGGATTAACCAGACCGGAACCGCCGACCTTGTCGCAATGCGCAACAAAATCCAAAAACTGTTGATCAGTCCATACTTGTCTGCGGGGAGGTGGTTTAGACAGACCCATCTCAGCGAAGGGATTTGACCTTGCCAGACCTAGCTTGATGCCACGGTTCCAAACCACAGACAGTTTGTTTATTACTGCGAATGATGTGTTGTAACTGATCAAGTCCTCGACTTGTTGCTGCAACTTCTCAGCATGTTTGACCGTGACGTTTGCAGTGAGCATGTCCTTGAAGGCGGTGTTACTATTGCCAATACAAATAGGCAGAGCGGTATCAAAATAATGGTTGTAATTCCGCTTGCTGTTAACCGCTAGGGTTTTGTATTTATTCGTCTGTCGGTACTGATTTATCAGACCAGCGACTGACCGGTCTGATATGTTTATCGAAGTCAACTCTCCGTGTCTAAAAGACGTGTAGGCTGAGTGTACCTCGGCAGCATAGTCTATGGCGTCTTGTTTGTTGGTGTATGTACCAGACTTAGCGCCTGCGACTGCTTGCCGGACTGAGCGAGGCAAGTGGACCTTCCACTTCCCCCGTGTCTCGCTCTGCTGGACGTATGGATACTTGTTCATGCCGCCGCCTCAATGCCAATCTGCAGGCATTGATTGCGGATACTTCCGGTGGCACGGCTGATGGTAATGATATCACCGTCTTTGGCGTGTTTGGCTAGTTTCTTAATCCAGAGATGCCTGTCACCGCGAGGACGGCGGTAGAAGTGTATTTTTGTCTCAGTACCATCTGGAAACAAGGCTGGGATGTGTACGCCATTCTTACCACCAACTGGGATGTTATTGTAAGACAGGACAGTCTCTTCAGCCAGAAACTTACGCACTGAGGCGTTGGCATCGATGATACTCTTATTAAGCATACGCTGTTTTAGATTTATAATTGCTTGCATAGTGTGGTCGCTTTCTTTTGTGGTTGTTGTGGATAGTAAAGAAAGACTAACCCGCCACCTTGTAGAGTGTCAATAATTAATTTTGCTATAGGATTAGGCATAAAAAAAGCCCTCTGAAACAGAGGACTTTTACTTGCGCGTAAGGAATGATTCACACTATTGTTAGTACACTAACGATCAGTCCGGTTCGATCCTAGCCATCACTTGCCAGCCAAACTCAGACGGGCATGGCTCTGCCTTCATAGGTACTGCTGTCTGTAATTTATCAATGTAAACAATGGCGTAACTAGTTGAGTGTTGTCTGGTGAGGTGTACTCCGTGGTTAATTGCCTGAATTATATCTTCTGCCTCATCTGTACTAATTGATAACATTTAAAAGACTTTCTTGTGGTTGGATATTGGTATTATTATAAAGTATAATTACCTTATCGAAAAATACTTGCGCGTCAATCTGCTTTAACACCGTATTTATCTCGGAATACTTATTAGTATTAGATACATACTTAGGCGGGTGTGGTGGTGGTGGTGGTCGGGATCGGATTTTCCGCTGGCTGAGAATGATTATCATACTCAATTAGGTGGAGTTTTAGAATAGTTCTAATGTGGCGTTTTGCGGTGGCGCATCGGCTAAGACGGTGGTAGGGTGGCGGGGCCGGATCGGCTGGTCTGGCTACCAACCACAAAGGAAATGACCAAATGAAACAAATCAAAATATGTCAGAAAAACGCCGGAAAGATTATGGCAGTTTTGCAAGAAGTGAACGGCAGGGCTAACAGTTTTACACTCAAATTTTATTTTGAGGTAGAACTAGCCGCAGAAAAAGCCGAAGCGCAATTGTCAGCACTTCCCAAGCACAAACGTGTAGGGGCCGTGTGCAATTTTATACCAGCGGGGCCGAGAGTGACGGCTTATAAATATGCGGCAAAATCTACAGAAATTGAAATGGTCCGGAGGTCTAGAGATTGGTTCTTAACATCTGCAGAGGCGCGGTCTGTTTATCCCTGCGACCCAGAAAACAGTCAGGTAACAATTAGCCCCGACCAAGCTGATGAAATCAAAAGTCGAGCCGTCCAGAACTTTATAATCTCGGAGGCCTGCGCATGACTGATCCCATTTTACACGGGCATTTAGTTCGGCTGAGATACCGGCCAAATTTGATGGTGATGGCGCAGTGGATCGACCCCCAAGGCCTGCCTGTCCGGCGCAAAATACAACGTGACGGCACCCGTGAAAGGCCGGATTTTATCGCATGGGCGGCGGCTGAATATGTTGATTGGTTAAACGATCTGGAACCCCGTTCTTATCGGCTAAAATTGCAGCGGATCACCTGCGGAATTTATTCCGACAGCGAAGACGTAATGGTGCTGCATACCGTCGAGGAACTGGCAGCGGTGGGCGCTTGAGAGGGTTCTATACCGTAATCGGTTTTCTGGCATTTTGG